TATGTCTTCTCTTAATCGCTCTAATGTAAGAGCATTTCCGGTTGAGAGTACAGACATTCCAAGAAGTAAAGTAGTATCCAGTTTCTTGAAGTGGATGGTATCCAGTGGGTACATACCTAGGTTCAAAAGAGAAATGGAACTCGGTGCTAATTATTTATTAGAGAGAGGAATCTTGATTACCTACGTAGGTTGGCACAGAGAGGACCGAAGATTTTTACAGCGTCTTGATTTAAATCAGATCGCTCAAATTGCTCCAGAGGTTGTTGAACTCATTGAAGCCGGCGAAAACGATGACGAGTTAGTAGCTTTGCTAGAAGCAACATTTCCGGGAGTCACTAAGAAAAGAGCTAAGAAAGCTCTCAAGGATTTACGTAAAACTGGCGAAGCCGAGTTACCGATAGTTCGCAGACAAGTTGATGCCCCAGAAGTAAAGACACTTGCACCGGACGGAGACTTCTTCTTCCCTCCGTACGTTACGGACCCACAGAGAGCACCGTACTGTTTTTGGAAAACTTATTATACAGCTCAAGAGCTAGAAAATAAAGTAATAACGGATGGATGGGATGCTGACTTCGTAGAAACAATGATAGATAAGTATCGCGGAGTAAACATTGATAGCATTGAGAGAGAGCAAGAAGGACGTAGAAGTACATCCTTAACTGACAACGCTTATGAAGCAAATGAGTTAATTGAAATAGTATACGGATACCAACGCTTGATAGACCCCGAAGATGGTTCCGAAGGTATTTACTGCACAGTCTTCCACAAGGAATACAGTGAAGGCTATGCTAAGTTCGAGCTCTTGAACGGCTACGAAGATTATCCAGTAGTAGTGACTAAACTTTCTGAAGATAGTAAGAGGCTCTATGATACTCAAACTATTCCAGACATCCTTCGCGGCATTCAGAATCAAGTAAAAGTAGAAAGGGACTCACGTATTGATAGAAACAGTCTAGCCACTCTACCTCCGATTTTGCACCCAGTTGGTCAAGCACCAACAGATTGGGGTCCCGGAAGGATGATACCTTACCGCCGAAAGGGAGACTTGGACTTTGCTCCGACTCCTCCATCTCCAGTTGGTTCCATTGAAATAGAAAAAACAATGGAAGCTCAAGCGGATAGATTATGTGGATTGGATGAAACATCTCAGATCTCACAAGTTCGTAAACAATTTTTAGTGGATAAGTTCCTTCAGCACTCCGCAGAGGTTTTACAGATGTGTTATAAATGCTTCCAGCGGTTTGGACCGGACTCAGTTTTCTTTAGAGTTACCGGATCGCCGGACCCAGTAGTTTTCAACAAAGGTAACCCCGATGAGAACTACGACATAATCATATCCTATGATGTCCTCAATTCGGATCCAGAAACTCAAGAAAAGAAACTTCAACAAATGGTTGCTCTCACGCAACTGGATCGCAGTGGTCGCATTAACATTGATAACTTGCTTGATGCAGCTGCTAACAGTATTGATCCGGTACTCGCGGATCGTGTGCTACAACCTACGGAAGCAGCTCAAGAACAAGTTGTAAAACAAGTAACAGATGACCTCGCTAAAATCTTTGCTGGTATTGAAATGCCGGCACGTCCTAACGGTGCTCAAATTGCTCTTACTGTTATCCAGCAGTACGCTTCTCAGCCAGACGTTGCTCAAAGACTTCAATCAGATGAAGCATTTGCCGCACGCCTTGAGAAGTACGCCGGGCAGTACACCTTCCAAATGCAGCAAGCACAAAATGCACAAATCGGAAGAGTTGGTACAGAGCCAGCACAAATGGGAAATATTCAAACACAAGGAATGTAATACAATTATGGCTGATAATTTATCCGCACAAGGCTACGTAGCTAGAGCAGTAGCAAAAAATAAAGGTGCTGAAGAAGTAGCACAAATGATAGGAGTCAACGAAGGTGTAAGACCAAAAGCTTACAAGGATTCATTGGGCAATATGTCCATTGGAATCGGTTTCAACCTAGAGGACAAAACTAATCAACCCATCTTGGATTCATTAGGACTCGACAGAGATGAACTAAAATCCGGCAAAAGAGAGCTTACTGATAAAGAACTATCTGCCTTGTATAGTTATTCATTATCTAGAGCAATCAAGGATTTAAAAAAGTTCGACCCAAATATTATGAGTCGCCCAAAAAATGTACAGATGGCATTGATTGATATGTCCTACAATTTAGGGTACAGTAAATTAAGTACATTCAAAAAGATGAAAGCCGCTTTAGAGAAAAATGATTACGGTACAGCAGCGGATGAAATGGTTGATTCAAAGTGGTACAAACAAGTTAAGACTAGAGGACCACGTACTGTAGCACTTATGCGTTCAGCAGCTAAATAATTTATGAGCTTAGAAACGGACTTACAATCACTCAGCAATCACGAGCACTTTGCTCGATTCCTACAAGTAATCTCTGACCTCCGGGAGGAAACAATAGAAGAATTACATAACGCAAGCAACGAACAGATACAACAAATATCTGGGCGTATACTTACTTACGATCAGATATTACAGATGTGTGACTGGCGTAATCTCAAAACAAAATTTTCTGACAGAATTTAACTTGATATATAAGTTATAATATAATCATCGCCATCGCTCGGCGTTAAGGAGTGCAAACATTATGTCAAACGAAATCACAGAGGGAGTCGCTGAACCCTCAACCGAAACAACAGCGTCACAGTCAAATATGTCAGCAGCGGATTTTGTAAACCGCCGCTTGGGGCAACTAACTGAGGAAACTCAAGAAGTAGCTCCACCAGTTGAAGCAACAGATGAAGTAACAGAAGAAACCGCGGTCGAGAGTCCAGAGGTAGAAGCAAGTGAAGAAATCGTTGCTGAACAAACTGAAGAAACCGAAGGAGTTCAAGAAACTTCAGAGGAATCAACAGATGTTCTTTCACAGTTAGATCTAGATGATATGTCCGAAGAAGATCTTCGCGAATTATCCGAAAAGCTAGGAAGTAGAGCAGTCGCTCGATTTGGAGAGCTAACAGCAAAGCGTAAAGCTGCTGAAGCTAAACTAAAAGAGATGGAGGCTCAACTGCAAAATAACAATCCATTAGAGACTCAAACGGTAGCCGATAATCCATACGAATCAGTAGATACGTTAGAAGGATTACAAGAGAAGGCGAAAGAAGTATCAGAAGTTATAGAGTGGGCAGAGGAAACATTATTTAATGCAGACGGCTACGGACCCGAAGATGTAGTGACTGAAGTAGAAGGTAAAGAACTTACAAAAGCAGATGTGCGAAAAAGCCTATTAAACGCACGTAAAGCTCGTGATAAGTTTCTACCAGCTCAGTTAAAGACAGTTCAAAGAGTACAGCAATCTCATCAGCTAAAAGAAGCTTTTGATTCACAAGCTGAACAAGAATTGAACTGGCTACAAGGAGAAGATAATGACGTACGTAAAAGCTACGAAGCTATGATTGGAGATCCTAGATTCAATTCGTTACGAGAAAAAGCAGATCCGGAAGTTGCAGCTCAACTTAACTATCTGATGGCTCACGCAGCGAACAGTATCTATGGACGCAAACCAGTCAAAGAAGCTCCGAAGTCAGCTACGTTGACACCTCCAAAGACAGCAATTACCGCTGGGGCAACATCAGACAAAACTGTGGGAAAGTCAGTTAAGGCACTTAAAGACCTTAACCAACGGTTTAGACAATCTGGCAACAAGAGTGATTTCATTACTCTCAGAACACAACAAATTAAAAATCGTTAATAAACACACACAACCCATAAAACACTATGGCATTCTCAAATACATATGACACAACAAATCCGGGAGCTGGTGTTTCTAACAGAGAAGACTTGACAGATGTCTTGACAATTCTTGCTCCAGAAGAAACTCCAATCCTTTCATCTGCTGCAAAGCAGAAAGCATCGGCTACATTCGTAGAGTGGACAGTAGACGCATTAGCTACTCCATCAACAACTGGTATCCGTGAAGGTGCTGACGTAGGTACATTCACAGATCAGTTCGCTGGACGTGCTCGTCTTGGTAACTACGTACAGAAGTTCCGCCGCGACTACCAAGTATCAGACCTACAAGAAGCAGTTGATTCAGTCGGACCAGCTAAAATTGCTCAAGCAGAAGCTAAAGCAATTCGTGAGCTTAAACGCGACATCGAAGCAACTCTTGCTGGTACTCAAGATCGTGCTGCTGAAAACGGTACTGACACAGCTTACGCCCTTCGTGGTTTAGGTGATTGGTTGGACTCAGCTGGACCTTCAGACGTTCCATCCGGTTTCCGTACACCAGCTGACAGCATCTACACAACTACAGAAGCTGGAACTACAGCATTCGGTGAATCTCAGTTAAATGACATCATCGCTTCTATCTTCAAAGAAACTGGTACAGTTAATGACCTTATGTTAGTTGCTGACACTAAATTACGCCGCGTAATCAGTGATTTCGCTCGTGTAACTGCTTCAGCTACAAACAATGTTCGTTCCGTAAATTATGACGGTGGAGCTGGTGAAATTAAACTTACTGTTGATTTATATCAATCAGATCACGGTATCGTTTCTATCGTAAACGGTAACCCAGATTGTATGCCAGACTTCGGTTCATCCGCTGGTGAAGCTGGATACTTAGTAAACCCAGAATACTTCGGTATTCAC